CAGGAGGGAATGGGAATGTATAATCATCCATAGGTCCTACCTGATACTTGACAGTTCCTGTGATGTATGCAGAAATATCAGCACTTATCGAGGTATATCCAGTGGTTCTTACATCACCAATAACAAAAAACTCTCCACTATTAATTAATGAATCCTTAGCAATATACCACTGTCCACCAGTCTGTCCAACAAAGTTGTTAACTGCATTCTCTGGTGTTGATGTTCCTGCTCCATTTACGTTACCAAATCCAAGTATCTTTCTCTGTCTGTAATCTGGTAAGTTAAATGTACCAATATTATATGGATAGTCTGATAAATTAAATGACTTCTGTATTATAATAAGAGGATGAACATCACTACCTGTAAAATCTTTTGTATAATCTGATGATGTAACAGTTGATAGGTCAACATTATCTGGTAATGTTACTTCATATGCAAATTCATTGAGTTGTTGATTTGGAACAATATTTTCAGTTGGTTGTACTAATGAATAGAATGTATTCTGATTGAATATTCCAGCACTTGGAAATGCACCATATGGATTAGTCGCTGTTGAAAATCTAAACACCGAACCAAGTGGATATGGTCTCTTTACATTTGCTTTGTTATTAGTAGGATCATAATAAAATTGGAAAAATAACTTGTTGTTTATAATATATGATCTTCTTAATCCACCTGGTTGGTTATTCTGTGTTTTTGCTACACTTTCAGAACCACCATATCTATTTTCAATGATACTGTATAATTCTGGATAATCACGAATGTTTAATGTCTTACCATCACAATATAAATGTTGTGGATATGTGTACTCAGGTTCTTCTGTTGCTAAATTGAGATCAGCAAAGACAGGAAGAATTGATCCGACAGGGGAATGGTTACCAGTCTTATCGGAAAAATAATTTGCAAATGAATTCCTGTATGTTGCCATCTTAATATTTAATTAAAAATTCTTGGACTAGAAATGGTTGTATGTAACCATCTGCTTTATTTTCTGCATTTACATCAATGTTAAGTGTTGATATTATATCACCACCAGGAATATATGCTGGTTGTGTCTTAACTTGATATGTATGTGGGTCTTGATTAAAAGGAACCAAGTGTTTATGAATACACTCATTACCAAACTCTTCAACATCATTAACAACATTGTTAAGAGCACCATATGTAACAGTATTTGCTGTTCCATCGAATGGTACTTGAGTCGCTTGTGCTACTAAAGATGGCGTATAGTTAGGTGTTACTGGTGCATATGCATTAGTACCAGAAATTGCACCATCAAATTGAGTACAATTAGCACCACCGATACCACATTGGTTATCAGTTTTACAAGACATCTCACCAAAATATAATATTTCTCCACATGTTCCTGAGGTAGCACCGCCAGGTACATAGATTGGATATCCTGTAGATGATTTCGTACCTAGAGTAGAACATTCAAATTGTAATATATTTCCTGTTGGATTACCAGATCCATCAGAATTCAACTCAGGAATATCACCAGGCATCAAACATTTAGATTGTTGATCAAAGGTACAACCTGACCAACAACCACCAAACCATGTGTGAACCTCAGGAGGAGGACTACTAAAGAATCCAAAACATGAAACTGTTTCTGTTCTTGTACCGTCAATAGTTGGACTTAACCTATTTGCAACCGTTTTAGATGCTACTGCCTTACATAATGGTTGGTTAGTATTGTTCATCCATGGCATAATACACAAAGTAGTTTTAGAGGTATATGAGTTTCTACCAAATAAACCAAATTCACTAACTGGTGATGCAGTTCTTGATCTTCTACCATCATGGAAGTGAGCATGTGGTTGGAATGCTGTTTGTAGTACCTCTGTTTCTTCTGTATAGTTACCACTAGACTTAGTAAAACCAGGTTGTCCTGTAATTTCAATTGTCTGTGATGGTAAAAAGAAATTACCCTGATATTGAACTTCAAATGTTGTACCAATATTACTGGTAACATCCATTCCCACACCAGATTTAGTTATCTCTTGACCAGCATCATTATTTAAGTACGTGTCAAGATAAGTTCCCAAGTTTGATGAGAATGATGTTTTAGTTGACTTTGATCCAAGATCTGGCACTTGAAATTGATTGTCAAGTAATGTTGTATCTGGTTTTTTATATCTACAATTTATACCTGTGCCTAAAATTGTTGCTAGTTCTGGAAATACCTCTGCTTGATAAACTGAACCATCACATCTCAAATAACCAGCAGGAAGAGTTTGCAATAAAGTAGGATCCTCTGGATCTGAAGAATTTAATTGATCAGACCAGTTTATAATAGAACCAGTAAGAGTTCCTAATTTTCCCTTTTCTTTTGAATATAATACTGCCATTAGTATGCTCTGATGATATACAGTACGACCAATGATGGTGTGTTAGGATTTACCTGTATGCTAAGTGCTCTGTCAACATCTATTGGTTCTATGTTTCCAGTAGTCATATTATTTATGAGTATAGTACTAGGTAAATTCATCTGTCCACTAGTCATTGTTATGTCAATAGTGAAATGATTATGTGATCCCATTGCACTTGAAGTGAACGCATCACCTAGGTGATTCAACGTAGTCGGATATGGATAATCTCTTCCTGCACCTACAGCACCATAATAATCATTTGGATCTGTTGCTGGTGGTATTACACCACTACCTCTTCTTTCTATTGGAACTTGATCAGATACATAATAGTTTCTTTGTCCTAAGTATATGCCAGGTGGTGGAAATGGAGCAGTAACTGCTGGTTGTTGTACATTTGTAATACAAGTATTGTCGTCATTATAAGTTTGTGTGTTTCCATATGGTGCAACAACACGATCAACTGTTGGAACTATTGGTATAACATCAGATGCTTGACCAAAATGTCTGTGATCAGTACAACGAACCAATGATGTAGCAGCATTATCATATGCAGTCCATGATCTTGTACCTGGAGTAAATCTATCTGCCAATGGTTCAGCATCAGTAAGTCCTGCGTCAGAACCAGTTGAATATTCAGCACTTGCAACCTCAAAGTTTCCTGCTTCCATTAGACCAAGAAAACCACCACCCAATTCCACTGATGGATAAAAACTGTCTGTAGGTCGTGGGTGTGTATGTGGAGCAGTGTGATCAATACCTAATTTTCTTGGTATAGTTCTGATGGTATCAAAGAATGATGGGGGTTCAAGAATTATATTTTTTATTTTTCCTGATAGTTCAGCATCAACTTGTGCTGAAAATTGGGCATCAAGATATGATAATACATTTGATACTGGTTGATTACCTTCAAAACCATTTAATGAAATATATTGTCCTATAACACTTAATTCTTGAGGAGATAATAAATTACCTTCTAAATCCATAGGAACTTGTTGATTGAGTGTTGGTAGATTAAATACATCGTCATCATTATAAGATGGATATGAATTTGATATACCAACAAATGGTTGACCTGGTTCTGTGGTAGGACCATATTCATTACCTAATATCTGTGCGAGTACAGGATAATTTTTTGCTAATAATTGAGCACCATTACAAACTATCCAACCAGGTGGTATGGCATCAGGACTCAATACCGAATTACTTGTACTACCAGTCCATGGCATGATTGTACCAATTGGACTGGCTTTTGCTGCTTTTATACGGTTGTAACTTGGCATTAATTATACCTCCATTAACCACCAACCTTGTACACTGGTTGGGATGCCTATTTGATCATTACTATCAACTGCTCCGAGATATATTAATGCAAATGCTGCATTTGGAGTCTGTACTACAAGTTCACCAGATGGATATGGAGTTAATCTATCTCCAAATAGTGTTCCAACTGCATCACCTTGTATTGGTGTGCCACTAGTCTCAGGAGTTCTGATGACTAATGTTGTATCATACTTCAAATTACCACCTACATCAATCATTCTTACAATATCACCTGTTTGTGGTGCAGATGGTAGTGTAACGATTAATGTTTGTGTATTCTGAACATTGACCATATACACTATGTTTGCAAGCAATAATAGATCTGCTTCTGCTGATGCTGCGGATAAGTATCTTGAATGTCTTGCACCACTTGATGTAGTGTAGTTTTGTAATCCAAATGCATCAATTGAACGATCTTGCTTGATAGTATACTCACTACCACCACTGATTCCTAGATTCTGTACAGAGAATACATCTGACTCTGTTGGTGACGCTGATGCTACACCTGTGACTGTCAATGTTGTTTGAGCAGTTACATTTCCTAAGTTATCAACTGAGAATGATGGTGTACAATTTGAAGTTAAGATAACATTTTCTGGGCAAGATGTTGGATATAAGAAGAAGTCTCCTCTTGCTATCACACCAGCATCCCAGTTAATTAGACCTGAGTGATCAGCATGTCCATCATCATTAACAAACTGGAATAGTTTTGTCTGTTTGACACTATCGTAAATTACGAAGTTACCACCAGATAATGTTAGGTTATCTGTGACATTTAAACTACCCTCTCTGTATGACTTAGCACCATCACCATTTTGCTCATCCATTTGAGTCATATGGTTCTTACCATATAACCTACCATTTACATGAGTTAATATCTCAACACCTGTGCTTGTGTTACTAAATCTCAACCATTGTTTGTAATCTAGTTTTGTTTGTGAGATATATCCTCTCTCTAGAATTACTGATAAGTAATCGGTTGGAACTCCTGCTGATAATCTCTGTCTAATCTGAGCATCAGTTACAAGAGATTGTCTCTCATGTTTGATGACTCTTCTAACAACATCAGCAGCACTGTGACTCATTTCAACTGTTCCTTCCTGAGCTCTAGTTGCAACAATTGTATTCGTTCCATCTACAACATCAGTAATTGTCATGAATTCAATCTGACCAGTGTTACTAGAGAATGATCCTAGAGGTCCTACAGCAATTAAATCACCGATTGTGAACTTACCAGTTCCTTCTCCAAGAGATTGAACCGCAATTTGTAATGTTCCTTGACCAGTGCCAGTAGCAGTTGATACAATAGTTGTATTAGGACCATTACCCTGTATTGATTGTGGATCTGCATAGTAACCATATGTGATTACATTTGCTGCAGTTAATACTGTTGGTAGGTTAGCATTTGTAATAATACCAGCAGCACTTGACCATGCTAAGTTGAGATCAAATCTACCAGCATGAGTTCCAATTGTTGTTGTGCCTGAGCATGTGTCAACATCAAATGTGACATTACTACCACCATCAGTTGCTGTTATTCTCTCATTTCTCTCTGCTTTAAATGTATTTGCAGTTGCTGATGCAGAACCAATAATTGTTTTATTTAAATAAACAGCACCACCAAAGACAAAATCAACAAAAGTATCTTGGAATATTTTGAGTGGTGATGAATCTGTAACCACAGAAATAGTATCTCCTCTCTTAAGATCAGCAATTGTCTTACCAGAAGTTGTGACTGTTACATTTGTAATTACATTTGCTCCAGCATTTGCATCACCAGTAAATTCAACTGTTCCTAGAGTTCCACAACCACCATCAATATCAAGTGATGAGTTGATTGTTACAATAGAACCAGGTATATTTGGATTACCAATCTGTACCTCACCTGATACAGAGTTAACTACGAATACATCCTCATCTGGATCAGCACAATTAGAAATTCTAAACTTCTGTTGCTGTTCTGCAAGAGGAGTAATAACTTTAATATATTCTGGAACTTTTGGTGAATCATTTCTATCAACAATTACATAATCATTGTTTGTTAAATTACCACCAAATTCTGATAGATATACAGCATCAGTTGCACTAGTATCATTGTCAAGTGGTTGCTCTGTCCATGTAGCATCAAACTGTACATTAACTTTGTATATTGGTGTAGTGTCAACGTGATTAGTTAATACACCACCAAATGCACCAAATGGTTGACGCTTGACCTTGATGTAGTATGGTGCTTCGCTAATTCTTGTGAGTTCTGTAATCTGTAAAATCTCAGGATGTCCTGTTGCTGACGAACCTGTACCAACGACTGCACTATCAACTATGATATAGTCACTAGTTCCAAAGTATGGATCACCATTTGCTTTGACTGGTTGTAATTTAAGTGGTAAGTAGTATTCATCTCCAGATAGAGCAGATAATGTAATTGGTTCAACTGATCCACCAGTATTAACTTCCTGTTGATATGAAGTTCCACCCCACTGTCCTGCACCAGCTGTATCAACTTGGTTGTATCCTTCTTCGTTTGTCTGTTTTACGAGAACATTTAAGATATCAATATTCTTATTGAATAATGACTGTGATATAATTCCATCTTCATGTGCAGTTATATCTGTTCCTAACTGTGCTCTTCCACCAGTAAATGCGAATGATGCAACACCACCACACATATGGATATCACCATTGAACTTAGCAGATGCTATAACTTCCAACTGGTTGTTAATGGTAGTTGTACCACCCTGACCAGCAATGTTAATTTCAGATGCATTGGTAGCAAAGTTGATGATTGAAGGACCACCAGTATTAGCGAAGAAGTCAACCTGTGATGCTTGTGACTTAAGTGATGTGGTATCACCAAGTCCCTTACGGAATCCTAACCATGCATCTCCATCAATTCTTAAGTTTCTAGTCTTAATCTTGGTGTATGATAGATCTTCGTTAGTATTAGCAAATGCACCACCAATCTCTACCTTAGAAATGCTAGTACCAGCACTGTCAGGTGTTGCACCTAACCATATGTTACTATGTGCAGATCCACGAGCAATATGTACGAACTGATCTGCTGTACTATCATTGAATAAGTATGCAGTTGTAACTTCACTACCTAAGTTTAATGTGCCAACAAATGTAGCATCATCTATTAAGTTAAATGTTCCTGTTGTCTGTGATGTTCTGATCTCAGCAATTACGCCATCGCCATTGACTTCAATGTCATGCTCAAATTTAGCATCAGCAGTAAATCTAGATAATCCATTAACAACAAGTGCTCTATCTAATAAAGTATTATTGATATTAATACCAACACGACCACTATTTGTAGTTGCAATTCTAAATACGCCCTGATCATTAGGATTAAGACTGTCACCACCAACTAAGAATGCGTTATCAACAGCAGTCTTATCACGATCAGCAAAATTTGTATGCTCTAAGAAGTCACCTGTAACTGTACCACTAATGAATGCTGTACCAACAACATCAAGGTTTGCACGAGGATCAGATTCTGCTCCAACCCATGCATTTGCATATGCAGTGTGTGGTAATCTTGCAACTGTGTTGATTCCTAGCTTGTAGTCACCAATATCTTCTGTATATGTTCTAATTGCTTCACCACCTAATACACCAATTTCTTTGAAGTTAGAGTTAGAATATTCAATAGTAGGATTGGTTCCAATCGCTAATAGTTCAGCCCAAGTTTTTATATCTGTTGCAAGTTGATCAATAACTTGGAAATGTGCATAGTTATTTGTTGGTTGGAATGCATCACCAGGTTTACTGTATATTTGCCATGTTAGATTTAATTCTGGTTTAAAATCAAGATTCTTAATCCTAATTTGTGATCCAGATGTAATACCACCTCCACCAAGTTCACTGTTTGCAATATCACTACCTTGTGCATCACCCCAGACTATCTTAACAACATTAGTTCCATCAAACTCAATTTGTCTGATTTCACCATCTTGAATTTGTGTGAAGTAATTAGATAAGATCCAACCAAGAGATCCACTTCTACCTATTTCAGTTCCTTTGAGTAATACGTCGCCAGGTGCAGGAAGTACATTACCGTAGTTTATATCCTGCGAACTATCAATTAATGTTCCACCAATGTTTACACCAGCTTGATAATTAATTGCTGTGGATTGATTTGGTGTAATATTAGAAGCAACACCCGCTACAGTATGTGTCTGGAATAGATATCTTTGACCTTTTCCTCTAGAATTAAACTGGAATACAGCAGCCTGTACTCTGTTCTTACTGAGAACAATATCTCCATTAAGTGGTGAGAATGCAGCTCTATCTAATCCTTCATCCTGTTCTAATTGTGTAAATGGATCAATTGAGTCTACATTTGATCTAATAATTAGTGAATGTCTTGACTGTATTAAATCAGAATCTTGTACATTTATAACTACAGGTGATTCAAAGTTACTTACTAACTCACCATTACCACCAACAACTGTAATATTCTGGTTAAATGTTACAGGAGTATCAAATGTAGTAACTAGACCTCCAATTGTGTCATCTTCGTCTCCATCATCTACAAGTGTTGCTTGATCTATAAATGTCTCTTCACCAGTAATAGCATTGATTCTTCTGTTACCAATATAGAGATCACCTTGAGAGTTGATACCTGTATAGAATACGATACCACCATCTTGTTTCTTAGACTGTGCGTAGAAGTCTTCATCAGGTGTGAGTACAACTTCTTGTCTTGCTGGTAAACCAGTACTGTAGTTACCTGGTCCAAAACCAAGATATTCAAATGTGTGGTTTCCTGCTCTTGCGATAGATGGTCGTCTTAATTCAATATAATATCTTGTATCTGATATTGATATATCACCACTACCACCAATAGGAATCAAACGATCTTCTGAACCAGATGTAGCATTACCTGTTTGTGCCTTGATGTCATAAGTATTTGTCAAGAATGCTGGTTGTTCTGTAAGATCATCAACCATTTCTCTGGTAGTTGATCCTTTGAAGTCGTTAACTGTAACTAAACCATGTGTATAGTTATCAGCAGCAGAGAATGTTGATGGTGGATCAATTAGTCCAGCATAGTAATCTTTCTCTAGTTGTGATGTACCAGATTTAGTGAACCAAAGAGGATCGTTTCTGTAGTTAAGAGGGTATAATTTACCAACTGGTTGTGAGAACTTAAACTTCTTAAAGTTATTAGTAATTCCAGCACCAGTTGGGAATGGTGAAACATTACCACGTAATGCAGTTAGATAGTAAACACCGTCTTGCTGACCTGAGATACGTTTCTGTAATGTCTCATATCCAAAGACATAGAATGTATCCTCAATAACACCAACATCCTCAACACTATCAACATAGTATTCAACGCCAGCACTATCTTGTATTCTATCGCCAGGTGTGATTGTGTAAACATTTGCACCGTTTTGCTTGTAGAAAAACTGGGGATTATTTTTTGCAATTTGTGTTTTTAGAGGTAGCGATTTGCCCATATCCTGATCCTCTAGCATGTCAGCAAAGACAGTGCCTTGAGTGAATCTAGTGTTTGCAAACTCACTATACTCTAGTGTACCAGATCTAATATTTTTGATTATAATATAATGATCACCATCTACTGTGTAATAAGCATGAATATTTGCAAGACCTGATGAGTTACCAGTAAATGATACAGCATTCGTAGATGATGCAAGATTATCTACCTTACTGGTTATAAAGATACCACCTTGTGGAGCAGTAATTTTAACTGTAGTAAATACCTCGTTTCTTAATCCAGGGAAATTTTGTATATCAACACCATGATCAAACACTGTTAACTCTGTATACTCTATACTGTCATCTAAGATATCTTTAACCTTACGACCTGATTGAATAGTTGCTTGTATACCAGATACAAACTTTGCCATAGCACGATATTCAATTCCTGTTCCAGTTGTATCTCTCTTATATGGATCGTATGTTCCAGTTGTATCACCAATATATTCACCAGCATTGACTGGGTTCTCAAAACGAGCACCATATACTGTACCAGTTACTGGTTTTAATAGCAACTTCTGAGGAACTAACTTACGAGTATCATCAGTTCTTGTCTTCATTACAAATCCATTAATTGGATCTCTTGCATTTTCAAGATACTTAGGAATAACAAGACGAAGTTTGTATGTTCTTTCATCCTTATCACGATCATCTGTAAGACGTTGATACCACATGTCTGTAGATCTTTGTCTGTCTAAGTAATCTGACTGCCCAATTCTCCAGAAAATATTGTCTACAGGAGTTCCTTGTGCACCAGTTACTTCATCAATACAATTGATAAACCATTTACCCTCTGGAGATGCACCACTAGCAAAGCTAGGATCATACTGCATTGGAGAACGACGTTTGTTAGCAAATAGATTGAATACAACGCCAGTCTGTCCTGCACCAAATGTAATTGGATTTACATTGTTGATTGCATCTGCCTTTGTCTTGTGTAGTGTAACAACCTTGTTGTTCTGATAACGAGTAAAGAACTCAATCTTAGGATTAATTCTACCAAAGTTTGCATCATTACTATTTGTGACTGCAACCTGTGGATCATTAGCATATGCTGTTGATACTAAAGGTAACACACCACCTTCAATTGCTCTGATAAATGCTTTCTGAGATGTGGTTGAACTAGATGGTATATCAAAGATGTGTGCCACATCAGTCATAATACCAGCATTTACTGTATTGGTTAATGATGCTTTGTAATTGTGTAGATCATATGAATCATCAATTACAAACTGATAAAGATCAATTTCAACGTCCTTGTCTATACTATCTGTTTCAGATGCGTAGATGTAAATACCAGCAGCAGCATTTTCTTTAGATGTTGCAAGCATTAATCTTGTTTGATCGTTACCATCAAAGAATGTTGTTGAACCATAGTTTTCTGGTTCAGTTCTTCTGCCAGGTGTAATTACATAGTATGTTCTGTTAGTTTCAAATCCGTTAGGTAATCTAACAAGACGTTTGTCAACATCAACATATCTACCTGTTGTTTGATCAAAGCGAGGGCGTGGTACAAGTCTGACTGGTGTACCAGTTTCAAAGTCATGTGGGTTTGAAGGACCTGCACCAGTAACGTCAATCGTAAATACTGTTGCTCTGGATGCAAGAAGTGCAGTGTTGACTGTCTGTTCTTGTCTAGTAACTGTGCCAAGACCACTATTAATAATAGTAGTAATGTTACCAACTAATGTTTCAATAGCATTTGCTGTTCCTGCACACTCTCTACTTGATGATGATGTGGTTGTGTCTTGAATAACATCAGGATTACTTGACTCAGGTCCTACAGTTACAGTTGTAGGTAATGTATCAGCCCAGATACCTCTCTCATATACGAAGTATAGTTCTGTTGTTGTGCTTGTTTGTAGGGCGTTGACTGTATTACCCTCATTTAATCTAGAACCATTAACACCAAGTTCAATTTGTGTGTTACTTACAATTCTCTTAACATAAGTTCCTGCTGGTATATTGGTAACTAACTGTGTAGAACTATCTTGTAACAGTCCATTAACATATGCAGGATTGACTGGATCAGTGTCGTCATATTCTTTGACACTCATACCAATAATAATACCACGAGTATCATTAACATCAACAATAGCAGAACCAGTAGTTGTTGAACAATTATATGCAAGAACATCAAAGTTTCTCATGGCAGCAGTTGCCATCTCACCAACATAGTTCCATGCGTCTAATGTTTCTGTTTTCTCTCCCTCAATATATTCTAAACTGTTACCAACATAGTATGCCTCACCAGCTTGTATACTGTTGATGTTACCACCAACTCTAAGGTCATTAACAATAGCGTCAACGATGTATGTAACATCACGGAAACACTTAGATGCTTCGTTGTTAATTGTAAAGTCACCTGTATTGAGTGGAGGTAGACCAGCAAGAGTCTTTCCATTGATTGCATCATTCAATATATCAAATAGAGTTTCAATAGATGCACGAACATTAGCACAATCCCACTCACCATTACTTAATGGAGGTAGATTGTCTAGATTGCCATCATCAATAGAGTTACAAAGGATGTCAAGTAAAGCATTGACTGTTGCACAAACATCAGAGCAGTTACCATCTTGGTACGCACTTGGTCTGTACTTACCAGCAGATCTTGGATATGCATGAGTTGTTTTGTTTTGATCCTTAGTACATGTAAAGATGAGTGATTCTTCCTTCAATCTAATACTGGTTCCAACTGGAAGAGTGTGGTTACCAATAGTTAATGCAAGAGATCCTGTTGCGTAATCATAAACTGCGTTAGATACGTTCCAATCAACTAATGGTGATGTACCTACGTTAATTGTAATACTATAATCTGAAACAGCAGTTGGATTTACATTTTGAGCAGATATAGGATCTGATGTACGAGGATATGTCTTGGTGCTTGCATTACTATCCATTCCACATGTGAATGATAGTGAATTAGCAGCTATTGATACTTGATCAGTTGTCTGAATATAATGAGGTTGACTAAAGTATAATACCATGTCACCAGTTACAGCATTATATGTTGCATTGATTGGTGTCTTATTACCACCATTTACTACACTGATTGCATTAGATGCAGCACTTACAAATGTATGATCGTAATTACCACCAGATATTACAGCACCACCAACAGCAGCAACAAATGTATGTGCATCCTGATCTTGTGATGATGTCTGTCCAACATTAACTGTAATAGAAGTTTGAGTTGTTGATATAATATTAAGTGCAGTGTTCCATGCTGGATCAGGACCGTCCTGAGTTGTTCTTGTTATACCATCAAGGTTACCAACACCACTGTCATTACCGATTGCCTGTACGATGATACCCATCAATGTGTCAACAGCAGCAACAGCTGAACCACACTTAGGTAGTAGTTCTTCTTCATCCCAGTCATCTACAATTGTATTGTCAATAATCTGTGTTAAATTATTACCAGATGTAACAGTAACTGCTTCATTCTTGATAACTTGCATTGCAACATTCTTAACTTCTTGGAATACTTTTGCAACCTCGTCTCTCTCTATATCTTGAATGATCTGTGGATATGTCTTACCATTGAAGTCGTTTGTGATGTAACCCTTAGCAACAGAGTATGTCTTATAGTTTCCACCAAACTTAACATCCCACATTACCTCACGTAATACATCATAGATGTCATCTAAACAATCTTGTTCTGTATTTCCTGCAGATGGTGTGTATGATGGATATGCTGCCTTCATTCTTTCATATGCTTCTTTAGCAATGAATAACTGGTTAGCAATAACCATGTCATGTGCATCACACTCAATGTCTCCAACAATAGGAGGATCACCAATAGTATCAAGTGTAATGTTTAGATCACGATCATAGTACTGGTTATTCAATGCACGTTGTATTAAATCTTCTGCACGTTTGAATGCAGTAACAGATGGTGCCACTTCATTGTCTACGCCATTAGCAATAAGCTGATTACCTTTAAAGTATTCTTTTGTAACAGAAATACTGAACTCATTACCACCAAACCAGAGGTCTTGTGCTACAGCATCAACAACAATACCAAGGTCTCTACGACACTTAGCTTCGCCAGGTATCAGTGTACCAGGATTAACTGGTTGGTTCCAGATACCACCTGTAATATTACCGTTTGAAATGGCATCAGTAACAATAGTTCCAAGTGAATCAATAGCAGACTGCACATCTGAACATGCACTTGAACTTGTTCTACTTGTGATTGCTGAGTTTTGTTTTCTAACTGCATTAGT